GCTTTTCGATAAAGCGATGGGTGACATCTACTCTGCGCGGACCGGCCTCAGTAAGGAAGAAGTGGCCACGATGATGGATGGCGAAACCTATATCGGCGGCAGTGATGCGGTTGATAAAGGTTTTGCCGATCGCCTGCTTTCCGCTGATGAAATTTCTGATGACGACGACAGTCCGGCGGCAGCATTGCGCAAGCTCGACGCGTTGCTGGCGAAAGCGGATACCCCGCGCTCTGAGCGTCGCAAACTCCTGAAAGCTTTAACCGGCAGCAAGCCAGGCGCTGCTGCCGATCATGATGGTACGCCGGGCGCTACCGAAGAAATCAACCCTGAAAATATTGCACAACTTGAAAACGCCCTGGCGGCGTTCGGCAAATAAGGAAAAACCATGTCTGAAGTTAACGATTTACTGAAAAAAGTCTCCGCGAAACTGGAAGAAGTGTCCGGCACCTTCAGCCAGAAGGCCGAGGATGCGCTGAAAGAGGCTAAAAACTCCGGCCAGCTGTCTGCGCAGACCAAAGAAGCGGTGGATAAGATCGCTACCGAGTTCAATGCCCTGACTGAAGCCAATAAGTCTCTGAAAGCGTCTCTGGGCGAACTGGAGCAGCACGTTGCCAGCATGCCGCTGAACAACGCTAAAAAGGTTGTTGAGACAGTGGGTCAGGTGGTTATCAGTAACGAAGCGCTGAAAGCGTTTGCTGCCAGCGTTGAAGGTGGCAAGCGCGTCAGCGTGCCGGTTAACGCCGCGCTGCTCTCAACCGATGTGGCTGATGGTGTGGTTGAGCCGCAGCGCCTGCCGGGTATTGATACCGCACCGAAACAGCGACTGTTTATCCGTGACCTGATCGCGCCAGGCCGTACCGCGTCGCCGGCTATCTTCTGGGTACAGCAGACCGGCTTCACCAACGCGGCGAAAGTCGTGCCGGAAGGCACAGCCAAGCCGTACAGCAACATTGAGTTCGCGACCAAAATCACGCCGGTTACCACCATCGCGCATATGTTCAAAGCGTCCAAGCAGATTATGGACGACTTTGCTCAGCTGCAGTCCACGGTGGATGCTGAGATGCGCTACGGCCTGAAGTACGTCGAAGAGCAGGAGATTTTATTCGGTGACGGTACCGGCGCGCATCTGCACGGTATCGTGCCGCAGGCGACTGCCTTTAGCGCCGCGTTCACCGTTGAGCAGCAGAACGGCATCGACGATCTGCGTCTGGCCATGCTGCAGGCGCAGCTGGCACGCTTCCCGGCGTCCGGCCACGTTCTGCACTTCATCGACTGGGCGAAGATCGAGCTGACCAAAGACACGCTGGGCCGCTATATCCTGGCTAACCCGTCCGCGCTGACCGGCCCGACGCTGTGGGGCCTGCCGGTTGTGGCCACCGAGGCCGCCGCGTTCCAGGGCAAGTTCCTGACCGGCGCATTCAACGCGGCCGCGCAGCTGTTCGACCGTGAAGATGCCAACGTGGTTATCTCCACCGAGAACGCCGATGACTTCGAGAAAAACATGATCTCGATCCGCTGCGAAGAGCGCCTGGCGCTGGCCGTTAAGCGCCCTGAAGCGTTTATTTACGGCTCCTTCACCGCACCGGCTCCCGCTGCTGGTGCGTAATTCCTGACGGCGGCCTGCGGGTCGCCAATCCAATGAGGAAACAGCCATGAAACTGCGATCCATTAAACCGATTTACCACAAAGGCGAAGTGCTGACCGAAGGCACTGAGTTCGAAACGCTGGAACAGCACGGCCGCGAGCTTATACAGCGGGGCTATGCCGAGGAGCCGGGTGCTAAAAAAGATTCCGGTGACGACGGCAGCGCCAAAGGCAAGGCCAAAACGAAGTAAGGAGTGATTATGCTGACCGTTGATCAGGTAAAGCATCACTGCAACATCGAGCAGGACTTTATCGAGGATGATGCCTGGCTGGCGGCCCGCATAAAGGCGGCGGTGCGGTACGTGGAAAACTCTACCCGCCGCACGCTTTACGAAGATGCCGCCGATCCTCTTTATCTGGCCGATCCGGACGCGTTGCTGTACGGCCCGGACATTGAAACCGCCATGCTGATGCTGATTGCGCACTGGTATGCCAACCGCGAGGCGGTGGTGACTGGCGTCAGCGTGACCACGCCGGATTTCGCGGTTGAAGCCTTTCTTCAGCCTTACAGGATTTACGGAGTATGAGAGCAGGACCGATGCGTTACCGGGTGACTTTGCAGAAACCCGCGTCCGGGCGGCTCCCGTCCGGGCAACCGGCAACCGGCTGGACAGATGTTAAAAGCGTCCGCGCCTCGATTGCTGACGTGTCAGGCCGGGAGTTGCTTAATTCTGGCGCTGAGTTGTCCGGCACCACGTCACGTATCTGGCTACGTCGAATTTCTGGGGTCACGGTTACGTCTGGATGGCGAGTTGTGCATAACTCTCCCACAGGAGCAGGCGAGGTGTACGACATTAAATCTGTTACACGCGCTGAGACCGGCACCCGGCTTGAGCTGTTGTGTGAAAAGGGGGTTAAGCAGTGATTAACTCTAATCTGGATTTTTCCGGACTTAATGATATCGCGAAAGAGCTGGAGTTGCTCAGCAAAGCCGAAAGTCGACAGGTTCTGCGCCGATCAGTAAGAGCCGGAGCTGAAGTAATACAACAGGAAGTGGCTGATTCTGCTCCTGAGCTGACCGGCAAACTAAAGCGGAACATCGTGGTTCTATTCGGGAAAGGCGCACCGGGTGATGCAGTAGCGGGCATTCATATTCGCGGCACGAACCCAAAAACAGGGAACAGTGACAACACGATGAAAACTGGATCGCCCAATAACGCCTTTTACTGGCGATATCTGGAGCAAGGCACGTCAAAAATGGCAGCACACCCTTTTGTGCGCCCGGCTTACGAAAAAAAGCAGGAGGAAGCCGCAAGAGCTGCTTTTGATGAGCTGAACCGCGCTATTGATGAGGTTCTGAGTAAATGACCGAAGCCGACATCTACCCGCTTATTGGCACCCTCGCTGGCGGCAATGTTTATCCCTATGTCGCACCGGCAGGCACTGCGCCGCCCTGGATTGTTTTTCTACTGCCGTCCAATGTATCTGAGGATGTGTTCTGCGGCCAGGCTGAAACGGCCAGTACGTTACAGCTCGATGCGTGGGCGCATTCTATTGATGAAGCACGAGCTATTCGGGCGCAAATCCGCGCAGCGATTCAGTCTCTACAGCCTGTTTCCCTCAGTGAACTGAACGACTACGAGCCTGACACATCACTTTACCGCGCCACGCTTGAAGTACAAATCTGGGATTAACACCCGAACAGGCCGCCTCCCGGCGGCTTTTTACTATCCGGAGATAACCATGTCCTCAAAGTATGAAAAAACGCAGGGAACGAAAATCAACGTTTCCGCCGATGCGGCCACGGAAGCCAACCCAACCGGCGCCACCTGGCAGAGTATCAACTGCTCCACCAAAGAACTCAGCTACACCGGTGGCCAGAAATCTGACATTGAAACCACCACCTTATGCTCTACCGAACAGGAGATGACAAACGGACTGGCCGCGCCGGGTGAGGTTACCGTATCCGGCAACTGGTCTGCGGATGAGCAGGGTCAGAACACGCTGCGCACGGCGTACGATACAGACGCGTTGCATGCGTTTCAGGTCATTTTTCCGTCCGGTAACGGCTATGCCTTCCTGGCGGAGGTGCGTCAGAACAGCTGGAGCGTCTCCACCGCAGGCGTGGTAACGGCATCGTTTACCCTGCGGGTTAAAGGTAAACCGGTTCCGATCGTGCCGGCCCCGGCGGCAGGTTAATAACCAGCGCGGGTTAACAACAGCGGTGAAAGCCGCTTTTATGAATAACCAGAGATAAATGAAATGGCAAAAAAGGCATCACAAAATTCATTGCGCGCGCTGGCGCTGGCTCCGATGGCAGGTTTTCGCAGCAAAATCGTTACCGTGCCGGAATGGGAAGGTGCGCAGGTAAAGCTTCGTGAACCATCAGGCACCGCCTGGATGGAGTGGCAGCAAATTATCAGCCCTGAACCACCGGAAGGCCAGCAGGAGAAGTTAAGCGCTTCAGAACGCGCGATGCGTAACAAAAATGCTGACGTCGTACTCTTCATTGATGTGCTTCTGGACGATGACGATATGCCGGTCTTTACGACAGAAGATCGTGAGCAGGTTGAACAGATTTACGGTCCGGTGCATGCACGTCTGCTTAAACAGGCGCTGGACCT